ATTACTTGAATATCTGTATCTGCAAAAATTTTAAAAGTATAGTTGAAGGTATCTAAAGTACCATTTCCAGAATAGGAATTTTTTACTGTAGTCGATGATATAGTCATATGCTAAAAACCTTTAAACAATGTTGATGGTTTTGTAAATAAATATTCTTGTTTATATTCTTTTTTAATCATTATTTCTACTCTTTATTGGTTAAATTCTGGCACTATTGAGCCTGGTTTCATGTAGTATGTTTGACCTCTTTTTTCACTATGATTTGCTTTCATTCTTTCCCAATAACCAGGATCTAAAAATTCTTTAATTTGATAACCAATTAAATAGTCATATGCTGCTTTAGTATAATATAAATTTAAAAAAGGTGTATGACCTTCAACTAATTCATAAAACTTTTTACCTGCTTTTTTAGGTTCGTTCATAGCTTGAACCATATCAAAGAATTTTTTTATATCTCCTGCAGTTGGTCCAAGAGCAGTTTCAAATATACCATTACCATATTCATTTTGTATTTCACTTATTAAGAAATCACCATAAATACCACCACCACCACCTTGAGCAAATGATTGTAATATAACACCTTTCTTTTTAGGATCTCTAGGAGATCTACCTCTAATCATATCTTTAGTTGTCATTGCTATATATCCAAAAATAGTACCCATTATTACAAGACTAGATAAACCTTTTAACATTGGTAAATTACCTTCATCTGCTCCATAAGAATACAATTCTCTACCAATAATTTTTTTCCACATACTAATAGGGAACCCTTTAAACTGCATAACAAATCTAATGGTTTCTCCCATTGGAGTACCTTTTTCTAAACCTTGGTTCATGATTGCTCTAGTAGCAGCATCTGGTTCTGGAGATCCATGCATACCTTGATCTACCAAAACATTTCTCCAGGTTAATTCTAAATCTTTTTTAAAATTTCTTATTTCTCTTTGAGATAATTTTCTACCAACATATTTCATTATTGCTTCATCTGCAATTTCATCAACACCTTCTGCAGTTAAATATCTTTTATTATCAACTGCTAAAGTTTCAATTGAACGAAGCATATCCCACTTACCTTCGTCAATACCATATAAAGTTAAAAAATTTCTTTCTCTTAAATCTAAATCTGCAAACTTTGTGCTAGTCTGCATTCCATAATGTCTAGATAATCCTAATATCATTGAACTTTTTAATCTTGACACCCAACCATTTAATGAGTTCCACTTAAAGAATGTATTTTGTAATTCACCCATTTTACCCCAACTATCATTACCTGCAGCATATACATTACCTCTATAAGCCGTAGCAGAATAAGAGTTACTTACTACTTGCAACACTTCCATTGCAGCTCTATCGTTTGCATTAAATAATCCTGTTAATGCTTCAAATAAACCAGTTAATAATCCTCTACCTTGAAAGTTTGTACTACCCATATATTGAGGTAAGTCACCAAAAGAAGTAATAGGTGTCATACCTAATCTTGCCATGGCTCCTGTTGATCTAACAACCATACCTACTTTTGCTAAAACATCATTTGATATACCATTAATACTTCCATCTATTTCTTTAAATTCATTTTCAAAATTTTTAAAATTTAATTTATTAATTTGTTTGGGATCTTCACTTTTGTATTTTTTTCTTAACAAAGCTAAAACTTTTTCTAAAGTATCTTTAGGATTAGTTCCAAGTGTTTGCATTAATGCAATGTTTCTTGTGCTAGTCGTAATAACACCTAATACATTTTCTTTTAAAGAAGGTTGTCCAAACTTAACACTATACTCTTGTCTACTAGCAGAATTTTTAAAATGTAAAACTCTTGATGCATTTAATCTGTTAGTTACATTTTTTGTACCAAAAACACTTCCTGCACCATCATGTTTTGTGTGATCGCCAGACATAAAGCTATCAAAAATACCATCTAATATTTTATCTATTTCTTTAGGATCATTTACATTTGGAAAAGTTCTTTTCAAATCTAATCTTGGTTTTACATATTCTCTCCACGCAACTCTATGATCTCCAATAATTTTAGAACCATTTGCAGCTCTAGCCATTTTTTCTGTATCATGAGACATTCTTGTAATCCAATCATCTATTTCACCTATATTAGCACCAAGATCATTTAATTGAGTTCTTAAATCCGATTGTATTCTAACTAAAACTTTTGCAATTTGTGCAGCTTCTGCATTACCAGAAACTAAACCTTTTATTTCATCCATAATTTCTAAATCCATTTTACCAGAACTAAAAGCATTCCAGGCAGTAGGTGATATGTCATTAATTAATTTAAAAAATTTAGTTATATACATTTCTTCTGAAGCAGTTTGTCTTGATCCAATAGAGTCTCTAGCAATTTTAGAAAATTTTTGACCACCTACTAATATTGATAAAACACCTTCTTCTGGTGTTAGTCTAAATTTAACTCCAGACGCAGCAGATAAATCTACAGCATCTATTATTTTTTGATAAATATCTATAGCCTTCATATTGTTGTCGGCTAAATTTCTTTTCTTTACTGCTTGATCATATTCAAATTTGTCTATAACTTCTTTTGCTAAAATCTCATCTGTTTTAATTTGTGCTTTTTCAAATTTACTTTCATTAATTTTTATTTTAGCTTCATCTAAAATTTCATTAATTTGTTCATCAGATATAAGATCACCAGTTAATCTTTTAACTTCTTCAAAACATTTAGATATTCTTTTTATATCTGCCATTAACTATTCCTTTTAGTACAATAAGTTCCTGCTTCTATAGCTTCTCTTATTTTAGTTTTATTTTTTATATTATTATCTATTTTTTCTATTTCAGCTTTGTTTACAGATAATTCTGTAATATCTTCATCTTTAATATCTAATTGTTTTTGTCTAACTTTAGTTGATGCATTAATACTTTCTGCTTCTGATTCTAATTCAGAAGTTACTTTTTCTCTTCTTGTTACTTCTTCTTCAGTAAATGGTTTTTTATTATTAGCATTAATACCTTCTGTTTGTTCTTTTAATTTAGCTTCATCGTTTGCCTTTCTTTTAGCTTCGATTAAATCTCTTTCTGTTTTTTGTAGGTTTCGCAAGTTTTGCAAGTAAATTTTTGCAGACTTTCTATCATTATTATCTAAAGAATTTTTATACAAACTTTTATACTCTACAATTTGTTGTTCTAATTTATTTAATCTTTCATCACCTATTCTAGTTTTTTCAACTATAACATTTCCAGTATCTACTTTTTCTCCCTTTAAAACTTTACCAACAGAATATCTTAATAATGCTTGTTGATTTTCTGGAGAGATCGCAGCAAGTTTTTGATAGATATTTGGCTTACCTCTTTTTTCTGCAATGAAATCACCTATTCTTCCAAAACCAACATGAGCTGCAGAACCTATAAATCCACCTACTGCTATGTTTGCAAAAGAATCATATACATCGTAATTAGCTTGTTCTGATTTTGCTACACCATAAACAAGAGGTTCAACTGCAGTATTACCAACAAAACCTTCAACAAAACCTTTTTTCATTCTAGCAACATTTTTACCAGATCTTGCTACCATATTTGCAAATCTTGTTTCACGAACAATTGGAACAAAAGATGCTGCAAGATTAATAGGATCTAAAAAACTTGTACCTAAAGATTCTAAAAAGAAAAAACTTCTAGCAAGTTTACTATCTGGACCCCTAGCAATAACATCTGCTCTTTCATTTTCTAATTTTTTTCTTTCTACCAGGTAGTCAACTAAACCTGCTCTAGTATCTTTTTCAAAAACTAAACCAAGATCTCCATACTCTTTGTTTAAAAAATCTCTATCTAAATATTCACTACTTGATTGATATGCTTGAGTTTGTTCTACAGATCTAAATATAGAAGATGTTGGATTGTAGTTCCAGGCATTCATAAATGTTGCGCCTGCAGTTTCCCAAAAACCACTTTTAGTTTGATTGTATAAAGAACCTATCTCTTGTTCGGATGTTTCAAAGCCACCTAATCCAAAATTTATCATTATCTATTACTTATTTTAGATTTGGGTAAATATTTTAAAATAATTTTATCATTACCCTTGTATTTGTTTCCTCTTTTAAAATTTGCACCATATGTATAACTGTCAATAATTTTTGAATAATCATATGCTTCTTTGTCTGATAAATTAAAATCTTCTATTATAAAATCTCTTATTCTAAATTGTTCATTTATTCTTATTTGGTTAAATGAAAGTGTTTTTTTCTTTTTAGATTTTGTTCTGTTTACTATTACACCTAAAGCTACAGTTGCAGCTAAATCACTATCTGATTCTAAAAGTTTTGACATTTTTTCTTCAGACAAACTTGCAAGATATTTTACTGATGTCTTTCCAATAGAATGACCTTTATTATATTTAGCAAATTGTTTTTCAAATTTTTTTCCAAATATTGCAGAAGAATTTCTAAATAAATCTAAAGCAGTTTTTGGTTCTACTTGCCAGTATGATCTTGCAACACCTTTTCCATCATCTACAGTTATTAAACCTTGTCTTTTATATTTATATCCAGATTCTATCTGACCAATAGCACTACCATATTGTATTAATTGTGTTTGAGATAAATCTTTGTCACCTTCAAAAATTTTTGCAGCTATAGCTATAGATTTTTTTGCTTCTTCTGGAACTGTGTAATCTTTATTTAAAACTTTTAATGCTCTTTTATTTTTTTTAGGATCATTTGTTGTTTGATAAAATGTACCCCAATTATTTACTATATCTTCATTTGTCATAATAGGCATTTCTGCTG